CTGTAATAGGCGAGAAAGATGCCGTTGACGAGGAAGGAAACATCAACCCACAAGGCATCGACACATCGTTCCTAGTAGCCACCTTGACCGCTGCAATTCAAGAACTCAAAGCAGAGCTAGACGCAACTAAAGCAGAAGTAGCCTTGTTAAAAGGAGCAGCATAATGCCTATTGTCATCTCAGGGACTAACGGTGTATCTGGTGTAGACGGAACCGCATCGAATCCATCCTATGAAGGAACAGACAGCAATACGGGGATATTCTTCCCTGCTGCTGACACCATAGCCTTTGCTGAAGGCGGTACAGAGGTTGCTCGGTTTGATAGCAGCGGGAACTTGGGGATAGGTACGAGTTCGCCAGCTTGCAAAACGGAAGTCGTTGGAACAATTCGTACAACGGCAGCAACAGCACCAGCAAGCGGCGCGGGGGTTGAGGTTTTATACGGAGCCGTTGCCAATCGTGGCGATGTAATTTCTTACGACCGAGGCGCAAGCGCATACAAAGATTTGCTGGTTGGTGGTCTAAATATGTATCTTTACGCTGGCGGTTCCGAACGCGCCCGTATCGACACCAGCGGTAATCTGCTGGTGGGAAAAACATCTTCAGACCTTTCCACTCCCGGCTTTGGCGTTGACATTCGGTCTGGTGTACTTAACGGCGTTTCAATTATCAAAAACGACAGTAATTGGGGCACCGCTTTGTTCATTCGTCGGAATACAGGGGTGGGCACTGGGACTGTCGCTGAATTCAATTACAACGGGACTACTACCGGCACGATTGGCATCACCGCAACGACCACTGCCTACAACACATCTTCAGACTACCGCCTAAAAGACAATGTGCAGCCTATGACCGGAGCATTGGCGAAAGTCGCATTGCTTAAACCTTGCAATTACACATGGAAAGCAGATGGTTCTGACGGTGAAGGATTCATTGCTCACGAACTTGCCGAAATCTGCCCTCAAGCAGTAACCGGCGAGAAGGATGCAGTCAACGAAGATGGCTCAATCAAACCACAAGGCATCGACACATCGTTCCTAGTAGCCACCCTGACCGCTGCGATTAAAGAACAACAGCAAATGATTGAAACACTACAGGCGAAAGTAGCCGCATTGGAGGCAAAGTAATGGAGATCACATTAAAGCTCAGCGTAGAAGAAGTGAATGGGATATTGCAGACGCTGGGGTCTTTACCAACATCGTCAGGGGCGTGGCCTTTGGTGGTGAAGATTAAAGAGCAATCTGAAGCACAGATACCTAAAGAATGAGTCTCCAATACGTCCTCTACGATTACTGGGAATATGGCTATGCTGAAGGCGATGCGATTCTTGAGTTCGGGAGTGCATCGGTAACGGCAGTAGCAACTGTTTCCGCTAATGCAACTAGAGTACAGTTTGGTAGTGGTAGTGTTACAGGAACAGCAACAGTTACAGCTAACGGCATCAGGATTCAGTTTGGTGCTGGAAGTATTAGCAGTAGTGCAACAGTTAGTGCTGATGCGATTAGGGTAAGGACGAGTTCAGGATCGGTTACAGGGACAGCTACGGTTACAGCCCTTGGCGGGGTGGTTTATAGCGGTTCTGGGGCGATTACTGGGCTAGCGAGTGTCGTTGTATATCCTACAGCGATATGGGCTGGTAATGCGGCTGTAAACCCCTCAGTAACGGTTACTGCTAACGGTCAGGTTGTTGGTGAAGAATGGACAGATGTTCCTGCGGTTCCGAATACATGGACTGAGCAATCTCCTTCTAGTAACATTTGGACAACAGTTAATCCAATAGCAGACACTTGGTACGCGAATATCTTAGCTGATCCTTATGTTGAGTTTGGGTATTGGGAGCTAGGTTATACCGACGAGCGTTATGAATTCTGGATTCCGCAGACTGCTTCAACAGATACTTGGGCAAGACAATGAAGATTCCATTAGGTGAGTGGTTGCCAGATCAGCCGGGAGTAGCAGGATCGGTAACTGATGCTAAGAACTGTTATCCGGTTGCTAACGGTTATGCGCCATTTCCGGGTGAGGCTGATTATTCGGATGCTGCTGCTCAGGACTTGCTGATTACGTTTGCAGGTAAGTATGCAGGTGCTACGAATCTATTTGCGGCAGGAGCGACTCAAATCTACAAGTTTGACTCTAACGATGCGAGTTTAGATGCCCTAACGACTACGGGTTACACGGCTGTAGAGGGTTGGGATGTTACCCAGTTCGGGGCTAAGATGATTCTGGCTAACGGTCAGGACAAGCTACAGGCTTACGAGATTGGCATTTCTACCTACTTTGGTGACTTAGCTGCTGCTGCACCTACGGCTAAGTTTGTGACGGTAGTTCGGGATTTCGTCGTAGCGGCTAACGATGGGACGGATACCAGCAAGGTTTACTGGTCGGACATTAACGATGAGACGGACTGGACTCCCGGTGCTGCTTCTCAGTCGGATACTCAGATCATCCCTGACGGTGGGGATATTACAGGTTTAGCGGGTGGCGAATATGGCCTAGTCTTCCTAGAACGTGCCATATATCGGATGAGCTATACAGGCTCCCCGTTTTTCTTTCAATTCGATGCTATTTCTCGGTCTCTAGGATGTATCTCTAACGGCTCGATTGCTCAGTACGGTGGGATGACGTATTTCCTAGCGGATGACGGTTTCTATGCTTGCGATGGTCAAAATACGAAACCTATTGGGGTAGAAAAGGTCAATCGTTGGTTCTTTGATAACGCGATTCCTAGCCAAATCCCGACAGGAATGGCTGCTACGGTTGATCCGATCCGTAAGTTAATCGTTTGGAAATTCAATACGACATTTGCTAGCAAGTATTTGCTGATTTATTCGATTGATTTGGATAGGTGGTCGTATATAGAAACTACAGCGACATCAGTTTCCTATGTTTTAACGCCATCAGCGACGTTAGAACAGGTTGATAACTACAATACAAGCATTGATGCCCTAGAGATTCCTTTGGATTCACGGGTATTTGCAGGTGGACAGCTACTTTTTGCGGGTGTTGTAGGGGCTAAGATCGTAGCTTTCTCAGGACAGCCTAAGACTGCGAACATTACGACGGGTGATATATCGGAAGGTCGGTCTACGGTGACGTTAGTTCGGCCTACTGTGGACGGTGGGAGTGGGTCTGTGGCTATTTCTAGCCGGGATTTGCTCAATGAACAAGTGGAATTCGGCTCTAACGTACCTGCTGATGCTGAAAACCGTGTTTCTATCCGTTCTAACGGTGAATATCACAGGCTAAGACTGACTCCGACAGGGGATAACTGGAAAACTGCTGTTATGTTAGAGGTAGACGTTACAAAGCAGGGTAATCGATGACTCAGTTTCGTACATTACCGCCATTTGGAGGGGATCAGAGGTCTGTTGCTGAGGTCGTTCGTGGCATTATGGACGGAAAGACCAATAACACAGGTCTGATTACCCTAGCGACTGGCAATGCGACTACAACTACCCTCTACGACGAGCGTATAGGCTACGACAGCCTGATTTTCTTCGTCCCTATATCTGCGGCTGCTGAAGCTGATTCGGCTCCCTATGGGGCGTTTCAGGACTCTACAGACCAGACTGCGGCTAACACCACAACGGCCTATGCGGTTACGTTTAATACGACAGATTATTCCAATGGAATCTACATTTCCGATAGTTCTAAGCTAAACGTCAGGAATTATGGGATTTACAACATCCAGTTTTCTTTCCAATTTAAGAATACGTCAAACGATGGTCAGGACGTAGATATTTGGTTCCGTAAGAATGGCACTAACGTAGCTGGCTCTAATAGTAAATTTTATTTGCCACCTAGAAAGAGTGCGGGCGATCCTAGTCACCTGATTGCTGCGATGAATTACGTTCTGGAAATGAACGCTAATGACTATGTTGAGGTAATGTGGCGGGTTAGTAATACTGACGTTTCTTTGGAGCATTACCCGACTGATACGAGTCCGACTAGGCCAGCAACGCCATCGACTATCATTACGATGTCTTACCTTGCACCATCGGCTACAACGAACTTATACGTTTCTACACAACAACAAGGTCAAGCAACGATTAGTCATTGGGCTAACGCTACTGCTGACAAAACTTACGGATACATTATTGTCGGATGACGGAATTCAAATATATCGAGCCTGACCAACTAAGGAAGTGGTGGCCTAGCGTCAAGGCT